ATGGTTATGACGCGAACATCTGGTTATCAATCTATACATAAAACGCTTCAGGGGATAAAGGACCAGACCTTTAAGCCCTATGATGCTACATTTGGATATTAGTCGTGGCAGAGATAACAAACATCAATAAAGGAAAAGGTACTGCCCAAAAGATTGTACAAGATGCTTTAGTTGTTTTCAGACAATATATGGACATCCCCTATATTGAAAACAGTTCTGATGAGGATATGAAAGCACTGTTCGAGGCTTTTGGGGGAAAACCGGGTCAAACACGAGTAAAAACGCCTAAAAAATTAACTGCCGAACAAGCCATAGCGTTTTTAGATTTTAGTGGCTTTCCGCTTGCAGATGAAAATGCAAAATTTAGCATTGCAGATGCCATTCGTTTAGAAGCACCTGAAATGTTCGAAGAGAAAAGTTTTAAGGATTATCAAAAGAAATTTGGCAAGACTATGGAGATGCAAGAAAAAGGCGCATCTGCATCCAAGAATATAACAACAGCAAAAACACCGAAGGCAGCAAATCAACCCGTGGCAGAACTAGACCCCAAAACCGCTACTCTCCGTGAAGTTGCTGAATCCTACGCTGAGAAGTCGAAGCGGGGTAAGGCGTTTGTTACTTCTTCATTACAATTTTTTAAAGACATTGCAGATGAACCCGGCTCCGCCCTACGGCTGTTCGAAAAGGACCCCGAAGGAAACACTCTTCTTTCAAAGACTTTTAAAGGCACTGAGGATACATCGACTGTAAAAACAGCGATGCAAAACCTTCGCCAAGTCGGTTTAACCTTAAAGGGTTCGCTTGGTCCTGACACACCAGAATACAAGCTGTTGCCAGATAAGGCTCCGAACACAGATTTAAACAACCGTATCTTTGGACGTAGCGAACCAGCAAAGGCCGTATCAGAGGTTGCTATCAACCCAGATAAAGCCAAGATGAGCCAACTGTTCGCGGGTGTCGCCAAGTATCTTGACAACCCTAACACCAAAGCTATTGCACAAGCAATCATTTTTAACCTCAACACTGGTCTTCGTCCTAACGCTGCTGCCGGTCTTCAGTTAAATGCCTACAAGCCAGATAGCGGTGCTATCTACATTGAGGCAGAAACCAAAGGTGCCAAGGGTCGAGCCGTGAACATCCCCTTGAACCCGATTGCAGATAGCATCTTACAAGAAAACCTAGCTGCTGGCAACAAAGAAAATTTCTTTGTCAAGCCAAATGGTAAAGTTGTTACATCTGCAGACATGACAGACTTGTTAAAAGATGTCAAGGTCAAGGATATCGCTTTCGATGCCAGTACAGGCCGTTATTTTGACAGTTTGGCTCCTGCAGGCTTCTCTGGTAAGAAAGGTTCGGCCCTTTTACGTAACATCCACGCTACTGTGGGTCAATCAATTGGTGTAGACCAAGACCGCCTCGCTTATTTGCAAGGTCGTAGCCTGAAATCAGCGGGTAAGAGCAGCACAGGTGAACTGACAACTTATCAGCAGGCGTTTCCGGGTGCAGTTGGTGAGGTTGACCGCCAGAATGCCAACATGTTCGCAGAATTTTGGGGAACTGCTGCCAAGGATGCTGGTTTCGATATCCAATCCAAAATCCCGATGCCAGAAACTCGCATCACGACCCAAACCGCAGGATATGAGGGTTACTTTGACCTTCCGGTTCGCGAAGAGGTTCCGGTTGCTAAACAACCCGTTACCCCTGCTTCCGTAGACGAAGCTTTTCCCGGAATGGCAGATAAAGCTATTGCAAAGGGTGTGAATACGGATAGCCTTCTTTCTAAAATGCTAGACAAATTAGGCAAGGGCGTAAAGGGTGCTGTTCTTCTAGAGATTGGTCGTCAGTTTGTAGAGGCACCTTTAGAAACTGGACAAGCCATAGCTACAGAAATGGGATTAGAGGGAGCAGCAAGGACGGTTGGTTTTGGTGCTGCCCCCGCCGCTGCAGTTCCAATGATGCTGGCTCCTAGTGAACTAGCTTCCGGCGAACTCCGCCCAGAGGACCGCCCCGCAGACCCTGCCGGACCCTACGCCGGACAAGATTTTATTCCTGCTAGAGAAGTAGAACAAACAGACCAAGACATGATGGCACGACTTGCCACACAAGATTCTGGCATGATTCCAGAACCTGACAGGGTTCCTCAAGCCGCCCCTGTTAGAGACGAAGGCTTTTTATCTAGATAAGGAGAGTACCATGGATAAGATGGGTGCCGCTTACATTATGAACTCAGATACAACATCAGTTGACGACCAAGGTGGTGCAGCCAAGCTGTATCGTGAAGGTCTTGAGTTCAACACAATGGCAAAGCAAGGCGTTCTGACTGAGGACATGCCAAAGAAGATGACTAAAACGGCAGTGGACCCCTCAGTTATGAAAATGGCTGAAGAACGCGACTACTAAAATCAGATGTCAGAAGATAACTTTCTCCAGCCTGAAGATGATACCGCCGTATCTGTAGTTGCTCCTGAAGAACTTATGCCCGGCCTTGCCGCGTATGTCAATTCAAAGTTCGAAGATGCTGAGAACGGACGATACGCCCACGAACAGCGTTGGCTACAGGCATATAAAAACTTTAGAGGTATCTACGATTCTACTACACAGTATCGTGATTCAGAGCGGTCCAAGGTGTTTGTTCGTATTACCAAGACCAAGGTTCTTGCAGCCTTTGGTCAGATAATCGACATCCTGTTCGCAAACAAGAAGTTTCCGCTTGTTGTTGAATCGACTCCTGTACCAGAAGGTATTGCGGAGTTTGCTCACATGGAAACTCCACTGGACCAGAACCAGCCACAAGACCCCTATGGATTTTCAGGAGATGGTCGCGAACTAGCTCCGGGTTCATTACAAGCAGGGCCGGGTGGTGACTTCTTAGGTGGCTTGAATAAAAAGTATGAAGGCGTACAGCTAGCAGCAGGACCTGCGCGAATGGGCGAACCTCAGATTAGCCCTGCCCAAGAAGCAGCCCTTCGGATGGAAAAAGTTATTCACGACCAACTAACCGACACGAATGCAGTCAACGTTATGCGTAACGCTGTGTTTGAGTCATCCCTTTTAGGGACAGGTATCGTAAAGGGTCCGTTCAATTTCTTCAAGCGTGTTCACAAATGGGAACGCGATGAAAACGGCGAACGCTTTTACAACCCCGATGAAAAAACCGTTCCACGGATTGAAATGGTATCTGTGTGGGATTTCCACCCAGACCCATCTGCTACTAGCATTGATGACTGCGAATATGTTATTCAACGTCACCGCATGAATCGCCAACAGCTTCGTGCGCTGATTAAACGTCCCCACTTTAATTCTGAAGCTATTGAGGAGTGTCTTGCCAAAGGTCCTAATTACGAGGACAAGTATTATGAAGACACTATTCGTGAGGATGAAACAGAGGCATACTATCAAGGTAATCGTTATGAAGTCCTAGAATATTGGGGTGTTCTCGATTCCAAGATGGCCTACGAAGCCGGTCTTTCTGAAGCTGACGAGATGTCAGAGTTCGACGAACTACAGGTTAATGTTTGGGTTTGCGGAAACATGGTTATTCGCTGTGTCCTGAACCCGTTCACACCAGCACGTATTCCTTTCCAAGTCTTTCCTTATGAAGTCAACCCATATCAACTCTGGGGCGTTGGCGTAGCGGAAAACATGGAAGATGCCCAGAAGTTGATGAACGGACATGTTCGCATGGCTATTGACAACTTGGCTCTTGCAGGCAACCTTGTCTTTGACGTAGATGAAGCTAGTCTCGTACCGGGACAGAACATGGATATTTTCCCCGGCAAGATATTCCGTCGTCAGTCTGGTGTTACCGGAACAGCCATCAACGGCTTGAAGTTTCCGAACACCGCAGGAGAAAACCTGCAGATGTACCAGATTAGTCGTCAGCTTGCTGATGAAGAGACAGGCATCCCGTCAATCATGCACGGACAGACAGGAGTAACCGGAACTGGGCGAACCGCTGCAGGCTTATCCATGCTCATGGGGTCTGCTGGCTTATCCATGAAGACCGTCATCAAGAACATTGACGACATGCTTTTGAAACCTCTGGGCGAAGCCTACTTCCAGTGGAACATGCAGTTCAACGAAGACGCAGAAGACATTCAAGGTGACTTAGAAATTAAACCACGCGGCGTTGCAGCCGTTATGCAAAAAGAGGTTCGCACACAGCGGTTAACGTCCCTGTTGCAAACCGTTGCAAACCCGATGCTGGCACCATTCATCAAGATACCGAACCTGATGCGGGAACTGGCTATCTCTCAAGATATCGACCCAGACAGCCTAGTCAACGATGCCAACCAAGCACAACTCTACGCACAGATGTTAAAAGGAATGATGGCAAATGTACAGCAAGGAACAGGCGANGCTGCTGGGGCCGCTGATGGCACAGCCGCAGGTATGGCAGGGGCTGGAGGCGTATCTNCAAGTCCTGAAGGAACAGACGCACAGGGGTCTGGTAACGGCACAATCGGAGTCGGAACTGCGCCAACTGCAGGGGAAAGCGGCTTTACTGGAAACGCTCCTTCAGTTGAAAGTTAACCACGAGGCAATAGTTAAAAATGGCAACTAACCCACCATCCTTCTTTACTCCTGAAGCTATTAGCCGGGATACATATACTTCTGGCCCTGTTGATTTTTACAGACAGGCCCTAGATACAAGTATCTTGGAAGATACGGGTATTGATGTCGTCGACCCTGATGATATTACGGAACTGGAAGAGTATGGTATAGCTGGTGAGGGTGGCGGCGACAGCCAAGACGATGCCCTTAATGTTCTAGATGCCACAAGTATCCAAGGAGACTTTGTAGGTGGTTCAATGTTTCCGGGTGGGACTGGGATAGAGTACAACAACTTTGACGCATATAGCACCTACGATTCTTACTCTGACTATCTATCCGCTGAAAAACCACCGGGAATGGCAGACCGGGTAGACTTTATTTCAAACGTCATGGAACCTCTCACATCTGGTAGGTTAGGGGACATAGACTTTTCAGCGGGAACCAAGGGGCTTGCTGACCGTGTTGGAACCGACATAGTTGAGGGTGCTACAAAGCCCGATGCCAAAACTGCCGCGAAGGGATTTTTAGCAGCCACGAACCCTATGTTAGCTCTTGCAGGTTCCTCTTTGCTTAGCACCACCACTGTAACAAATGCTTTTGGAAACATCAGCGCACGACCAGATGGTATCTTGGGTCAGTTTGCAGANGCGGTTCACGCCAGACAGTACGCAGATATGGCGCACAATAGGGCGGTTGCACGGGCCTACAGCAGTGATTTGCAAGATGCCATAGACGACCCGGACGAAGACCTTTATGGAAGTATATCAGAAGGCCGAAGAGATTTCGGCTTCGCCATGTCGTTCGGAAGCGGCCCCGGAGCAGGCGGCATAACCCGCAAGGCCGGAACCGGAACCTATACAGGAAACACACGCGGCCTAGACAACAATACTTTAAGAAGCATTGAAGCTGTGCAACGGGGGTTTGTCCCAAGTACCTTCGGTGGAACCTTGGGTTTCGATTACACAGGTAAAGATGCGGTTAGGTTCGAAGATGCGGGGTACAGTGGTCAGCTTTCAGGTGGTGGTCGTTATACCGATACTGGTGCTTACATGGACAGGTTTGGTCGTGTTTCAATGCTGGGTCGCGCAAGTGATTTAAAATCTCTTGCCGAAACCTATGGCATTACTGAAATTGAAGCCTCTAAAGCATTGTCTGCTGCACGTAAAAGAGAGGGCAAGTTAAAAGACATTATTTCTGGTATCAAATCACAAAAGGCTGCCAAGGCGCAGGCAAGCAGACAGCAGGAACAAGCGGCTCAAGATGCTTATAATGATGCGAGAGCCAGCCAATCTCAGAGAGAGATTGAACGAAGTAGTGGCGGCGGTGATGGCGGATATGAAGGACCTTCAGGAGACGAAGCTGGATATGGTGCTGGCGGCGGCTTCGGTCTTTCCCACGCCAAGGGCGGTAAAGTACAGGGCTACGCAATGGGAACCCCGCCACCGGGGGTACAAGCCTCACAGACTGGTTTTGTAGACCGCCCGCCATCACAGGTCTCCGAAGCCGATAAAGTCGCTGACGACCGTCCTATGAAGGCTCCAGAGGGTACGTATGTTATAAATGCGGCTGCCGTCGAGTTCGCGGGAGAACAAGATATCCGCAAGATGATTATGGATGCCCAGAAGGAAGCGGTTCGCCGGGGTCTGTCTACAGACGACTTCGAACGGCATTCAAACCTTGTAGATATTGCGGTGTCGAGTGGCGAAGTAACCGTAGCCCCACACCTAGTAAAGATTATTGGCGAAGACCGCCTAGAAAAGATTAATAAACGAGGCATTAGAAAAACCGAACAGCGCATAGCAGAGAATGGGCAGCAGCCTGTCCAAGCAGCGCGGGGCGGTTTCCTAGCCTAAAGAATCCGCTGGCTACCCACGAGTTCGTGGCCCCAGCACAACCGGAGCGGCTACCCACAGCCATGTGGCCCCGCTAGTGAGGTAAATAAAATGGCAAAAGCAAGAGGCCACCGTGCCAACAAAGCAAACGACTCGTTTGGAACCGTCAACAACGATAGCCTGTATCGTGGAAAGTACCGGGATGAAGTCTACAAAGACGAAGAAGACGAGGAGAATGTAGAAGCCCAACAGGAGACTGACCCCGCAGAAGGCCAAGCGGCTACTCAGGACGAAGACAAGGGCAGTAGTTTCGTGGAATCAAAGAAAGAAACCAGTGAGGACCACGACTACAAAAAAAGGTATGACGACTTGAAACGTCATTACGACGACAAGGTGAACGAGTTCAAAGGCGAAATCGAAACCCTTAGAAAAACAATGACAGACCGTGCAGCAGAAATGCCGCGAGGCGTAACGCCACCACGAACACAAGAAGAGTTGGATGAGTTTAAAGAACGTTATCCAGATGTCTTCGAAGTTGTTCAGACGGTTTCAAGTATGCAGACCGAAACACAGGTTGCAAAACTCCGTGAAGAACTAGGTACAATTAAGGAACGGGAAAAGGAACTAGAGAAACAAAAAGCTTATGAGCAGCTTCTCAATGCCCACCCAGACTTTAATGACATCAAAGCAGACCAACAGTTTCTTACATGGTTAGAAGAGCAGCCAAGCTCTATCGCTGATGGCATCTACAAGAACAGTACGGATGCGAAATGGGCGGCACGGGTAGTAGACCTCTACAAAGCCGACATAGGCTTAACGACTACCAAGAAGAAAACCAAGTCTGCATCTGCAGCAGAAGCCGTAACAAAAACCCCAGCACGGGAAATCAAGGCTGAAACTACAGACGGTAAACGGATTTGGAAAGCTTCACAAATCGCCAAGATGAAAGCGCACGAGTTCGAAAAGCTGGAAAGCGAATTGGACGCGGCACGGTCTGAAGGGCGAATCGACTTCAACTCTTAGAATAAACCTCAAAATGGAAGGAAAAGCAGATGGCTTTTAATCGCGCTGCAGGTTACAATAACCTGCCTTCCGGTAACTTTACACCGGAAATCTTTAGCCAGAAAGTCCTCAAGTTTTTCCGTCGCGCTTCGGTTGCTGAAGACATCACGAATACCGATTACGCGGGGGAAATTGAGAACTTTGGCGATACAGTACGTATCATTAAAGAACCTACAATCACAGTAAGCAGCTACTCACGTGGCTCTGTGGTTAACCCACAAGACTTGGCTGACGACCAGACAACAATGGTTGTTGACCAAGCAAACGCATTTGCGTTCAAGATTGACGACATCGAAGAGCGTCAGTCTCATGTTAACTTCGAAGCTCTTGCTACCTCATCAGGTGCATACTCTTTGAAGCGCAAGTACGACTTCAACGTCCTNCANGCAATTGCTGACGGTGCTGGCCTTGCCGGTGCTGATGACGCATCACTTGCTGGTGGTCTGTTGAACACCAACACTGCTCTGGGTACTGCTGGTACACCAATTGCAGTTCACACTGCTCCAGACAACGCTGTCAACCTGATGCTAGAAATGGCAAAAGAACTTGANGAGCAGTCTGTTCCAGAAGAGAACCGTTGGTTCGTTGCTTCTCCTGCTTTCTACGCCAAGCTGTTCTCAGCCGGTGCAAAGTTTGCAGAAGTTCAGGTAACTGGCGACGGCACCTCACCACTACGGAACGGTCTTGTAATGCAGGGTCAGATTGCTGGCTTTAACTGCTACAAGTCAACTGCTCTGGTAGCGGGCGGCACAGATGCAATCAGCATCACTGGTGTTGCTGCAGCAGATGGTGAGTCTGTTGTTTTGGCTGGTCACATGTCAGCCGTTGCAACTGCATCTCACATTGCAAAAACCGAAGTAGTTCGGTCAACTGAAACCTTCTCCGACATCGTTCGTGGT